AAAAAGGTTTTGGCAGATTTGTAGCTATTGTTGCCAACGGTCTTGTATAAACGCCTGTTTTAATGGCGTTTTATACCGTGTTAGCACCCGTTTTTTTGTTTTAGTAGAATTATTTTAAAAATATTTACACTTTTTTACTTAAAAAGTTTGCGTGTATAAATATTTATTGTATATTTACACTATCAAATTAAAACAATAAGAAAATGAACAAGCAAGAATTAAAATTAGAAATTGAAAAATTAGCAAAAGAAGAAAATATTACATTTTTAGCTGCCTGTTCAGCAATGCAAGGTGCTGCTGCAAAAATGGGAAGCGAAAAAATGATAGCTATAATTTCAGAACTTAAAGAAGAATCTGATGAATATAAAGCTCTTTTTGCATAATGAACCAAAACATAATAATACTAACAAACGGAGAATCCTACGAAGCGTGGGGTTCTCTTGTTGAGTTGTGCAAAGTAAAAGGATTTAGCTACAATTATTTGAAGCGGTTAAAATTTCCGTTTGAGTACAAAGGATTGAAATTTATTCGTGTTCCGTTTCGGGCTTCAAATGGGTGCTAACGTAAGGCTAAACGCAATTAAACGATTTAGCAAACAACATTGCCCCGTGGTAAAATGAAACAAATCAACCTCAATAGCGGAAACGAAGAAACAGTAATACCGGATAAGACATTATTACGCGCTACTGCCTTCTTTGTGTTGGACAAGAACATACTACTAGCAAAAGAAAACCTAACAGTACAGTTCGGCCACTTCAATGGTTACGAAAAGCCATTAAAGCCGCTTATTGTGTTTGAAATGAACTGATAACTTGCACGTTTGAAGAATTTTACGTAAATTAATGTGCTTATTTGTGAAGAGAGATGGAAGAGAAGAAAGTAAGCGAGAAGACGATAGCCAAACACAAACGAGTGATTGATGTGTGGTTATCCAATGGAGAGAACGGCACCCAGGCGTACATGGAAATTTATCCGAATTCAGAATATGAATCTGCTGACAAGTCATTCAGAAGACTGACCGAAAATGCCCGAATACAAGAATACATTGCAGAAAAGCGAAAAGAACTATCCGAAAAGACTGAAATAACAAGGGAGTCCTTAATTAATGACTTGGAAAGAGCTAAGGAGATGAGTTTAGTCCCAAACAACAGCGGCCAACCCAATACTCAAGCATACATAAAGGCCGTAGAAGCTCAGGCAAAGATGTTAGGACTCAATGAGCCGGATAAACTAGATGTCACTACTGGTGGCGATCCGATAAAGCCGCCTCCCCTTCGATTTGTTGAGAGTAGTCAAAAAGGTGCCCAAGAGTCGAACGAGTCCAACGAGAAAGTCCAGAAGTAGCGTCAATAGCATCCTTAACCACACTCTTGTTAAGTGAATCGTCTTTCATGTAATGGGTTAAGTGCTTGATAAATTTCCCGTAAGGACTATTTGGATCATACTGTCTTTTGAATCTAAAATGGCGAAGAACAAAACCGGCCTCCATAATTATTCTGGTATGTTTGTTAGACTTCGAAACGATGGTCATAATAGAGGCTTCATGATCTTCTTCCCTTAAGCGTCTAGCGTAACCATATCCTTGGTTATTACTTTCCACTCGAACGTATTGAATGCCGAACCTGTTTATCATATCCACAACCATAGGCATGGTAACGTCCTCTTCTTCTTGTGAGTAAACAACATCAGTGATAAACACCTCTTTACCAATTATCTGACCAACAGGCATACACAGGTAGTCATTCCCTTGGTCAGCTATATCAATGTAAGAAGCTACACCTTCGACCTTTTTGGGGTCAAAGTCTTCTTCATCAAACCAATTAAGCTGCCTTTTAGGGTAAACAACCCCTTCAGGATTCTCTAACCATCCTCCTAAGATGATGTGCCGGTATTTCTCCGGGTCTTCAATCTTCATTCGTTCATATTCCTTCAAGATGTTATCCGGAATAACTGAAGGGTCTACATCTAAATAGGAGGTATGTATGTAAAGGATATTATCAACTATTCCGTTGTGACCTTCTGGAACACCACGCTTCTCGAATAACTCCTGAAATATCCAATGCTCCTTAGATGCTGGGTTAAGTATTAGAACACATAGATTTCGTTTCTCATTAGAACAAATGGAGAAGTATACACGCTCAAATGTTTCGTAGTCGGGTATCTCCTCTGCTTCATCTACGATAAGGCAATTAAAGCCGGAAAGGGACTTTAGGTTAGCTGTTTGATTACTAGCTCCTGTCTTCATTCCCTTAAAAGAAACCAAACCTTCACCAACCAATGACTCTACCCTGTTACGTGTGATTTTAGCGCAATGGTCGTACCCCAATAAATCTAATTTACTTTTGAACTCAGGAATAATAGAGTCCTGTGTGGATACGTTCGTGAATCTTGTATAAAGTGTTCTCCAATCGTACTGAATAAATGCCTCAGCACTAAACATTCCAACTCCCCAAGATTTCCCACTGAATCGGCCACCAGTAACAATGGCAATATCAACCTCTTCTGATTCGTTGTGAAGTAGTTTGAATAATGGCAGATATTTACTTGAAATATCCATACATGACTACCCTGGTAATGTGCCTAATGCTTCAGCAATAGCGTTTGACTGCTCTTCCAATGATTGCGCTCCTGCCGATCCTAGTTGATTAATCGACCTTGAAGCGTTAAGAAGTACCTCTGATTGCTCCTTCTTGTTCTTCTGTAGTATCGCTAAGTGGTCATAACTCAACCTTAGCCTTCTGTTCTGTTGATCTAATCCAAGGAAGGTTGTCAGCCCTTGGGCTAAATCTTCTCCTTCGGGAATAATGGTGTCGTTGTATGCCATAATTAACCCCTGTTTCAGATTTTCGAAGGTGGTGCCCTTGGCTCTTGGTGATATGTTGATGTTTAACCCAAGCATATCCAGAAAATCAATGTACCCAGACTCAACCTCTTCAAACAGTCTCAATTCGTCAACAGGGATAGAGAGCTTAATAAAACCAACCTCGCCCTCATTCATCATTATAGGAACCTGGCCTTCCTTTGTCCCAAAGTCTTTTACATACTGTTTCGATATGTTTTTCTGTTCTGTATTGCTAAACGGCAATCCCCCATCACCATCTTTACTTTTTCCAAACAAAACCCCATGAGCTCCACGCTGATTAATCAGTACATTCCTGGACCTATAAGCACCATCAACATTTGACAATGGGTATCTCAGAGCTTTAGTAATCGATTCCCCAAGTATTGGGTTGTCCAGATCACAATCAGCAAGGAGTAGCACGTCCTTAGTTTCGAATACCCTTGTTTGATTGTTTCCTTGAGGCAACTTGTATCCAAGGATTATATCTTCAATATTGGTCTGATCATAAAGTTTTCCAGATAGCGTAACCTGAATATCACCTGCCGGGAGATTTGAAAGAGTTACTGGAAGCTGATTAGATATAAGGCCCCGATTAGCGTATATGAATGAATTAGCGTAAACGTAGTATTGTTTTCTATTCTGTTTCAACCATTGTTTCCCTGTCTGAACAGGGTTGGGATTATTTAGAAGTGCCACAGCATCTCTTGCCCTTTGGTCATCTTGAAGTTCACCATCCAAATCTTCAACAACCCATTTTCCTGTGGCTGCCATTGAAGCCTTTCTGGTTACCGCTGTCTTGAATGGCGGTATGGTGTCATACATTAATCTTGAGTTGTTGGTATCAATCCACTGTTCTGTTTTTTGCCCGAGTAGATAAGAGAAACTTTGAGCGAACGGATTTAGGCTACGTCTGCCGAATAGAGTTGACCATATTCCCATGGTAGAATAAAATTTGGTTTTGGTTACAGTTTGCCAAATAAATGGCAGGTTACATTCACAAAGATACAATTTTTACAAAATAAAATTCTGATTTTGATTGATTTGCAAAATATTATTTCGTAATATTGCAGAAAGCCAAAGATTGTTTTGACATGAAAAAAGAAAGAAAAGTCAATCTGGAGGCACTTAGGAAGTCCATTGAGACTAAACGGGTCGTGATCAAGGAGAGTGAGATTGTGACAAAGGATGAACGACCACCTAAGAAACTTAATAGAGAGGAAAGCCGACCACATTCGGATCAAGAAAGCTGCGATCAAACATGCTGATGCGGTAGTTCTATCTGGTTCTAATGAGTTCGCAAGCAAGGCACTTCAAACTGATTTTGAAGATGACCTGTCTTTGGGTAAAATTACCCGGACCGTTGTAGCGAATACGTATAACTGGCTAGACTCTCATGACGATGTTCACATTAAAGGACTCTTTTCCAAGTCCATTAAAGAACGTCAGTCAGAAATTTTACACCTCCATGATCACGTTCACCAACTAACCGCTCAGGTTGGCCGCCCGCTGAAAGTCTATGAACAGGCTATTCAGTGGGCTGACCTGGGGGTTAATCTTAAAGGTGAGACTCAAGCACTTCTGTCTGATACAGAGATTCTACAGGATTACAACAAGATGATTTTCGATCAGTACCTAAATGGATTGATCAAACAGCACAGCGTAGGCATGCAGTACGTCAAACTTGACCTAGCTGTAAATGATGCTGAAGCGAAGGAGGAATTCAAGATTTGGAATGACCACATTAATGATATTGGTAATCGTGACAAGGCTGAGGAACAAGGCTTTTTCTGGGCGATCAAAGAAGCGAAATTAATTGAATTCAGCGCAGTCATTCGAGGTTCAAACGAACTAACACCAACCATCCAAAATACACCTAAAAGCATTGAGCCGCCAATTACCGGCACTCTAACCCCGGAGCCGCAGGAGCACTCCGACCATATGAAGGAGTTCTACCTAACTCTATTAACCAACCAAAACCAAAGCTAATTTAAAATGAAACCGTGGAAAGATGAGGCCGGTAACTTCAAGAAGTTGACCGGTGAAGAAATGAAAGATTTCAGTGCTGTCGAGTTGGCAGACTATCACACAGAAAAAACAGAGGCCGCAATTGAGTCTCTTAAAGGCCATTACGATGGTCAAATTGAGGAGCTTAAAAACAATGCTCCTGATTCAGAAGAAATTAAAACATTAAAAGCCGAGTTAGATGCAGCTATAAAGGATTTGAATCTTCATTCAATCCAAATCAAGGCAGCCTTAGAAGAAGCAAAAGGAGAAACCGAAAAACCAGACACTCTAAAGGAGTTGTTTGAGTCCAAGCGTGAAGCTATCGCAAAACGAAAAGGAACAGTTTCCATGGAGATTGCGTTGAAAGCGACACAAGGATATGGAGATATTACACTTGGAGAAGACTTCGCGCAAATGCGTCAGTCTATTACGGACATCCCGGTTCGGATGCCAAGATTCAGGAGTTTGTTCCCTGTTACTCCGTTGAGTACAGAGTTTTACAAGTATCCAGAACAAGAAACCGTTGTTCGTGATGCTCAAAATGTTGCAATCTGCTCACCAGTAACATCGAACACAAAAGAAACCATCATCGTTCGCACCATTTCAACAGTGGTTGTGAAAGATATGATCGAGTTCTGTATCGATTTTGTGGAAGACTATCCGTTCATGCGATCAAGAATTGATCGTTTACTCAACGAGTCTCTTGCGCTTCGAATTGATCAACAAGTTCTTCTTGGAACTGGAACGGGTAACGAAATGTTCTCTATTGACTCGTACTCGTCTGAGTTTAGTGCTGTAAATCCAGTTGCAGACGTTTCGGCTTGCATTCAAGCTGCTAACTACATCGACTTGATTGCTGCTATGCAGACTCAGATTATTGAGCTTGGACAGCAGAATTCCTATGATCCAAACACTGTTATTCTAAATAAAGTGGATTGGTTCAAGTTTGTTGAGTCGTTAAAAGACCTTGATAACAACTACTTAGACACAAGGGTAGCACGAGATGTTAATGGCAATCCAACTGTTAACGGAATGCAAGTCGTTTGGTCTCCATTAGTACCTCAAAACACTTTGTATGTACTTGACTCGATGAAAGGAGAGATGCTTGATCGAAGACAAGTAACAATCGACATGGCATTTGAGAACAGAGACAACTTCGAAAGTGAATTAGTAACAATGAAAGGAAGAGCTAGACTTAACCTATTAGTTGATGTTAACAACCAAAACGCTTTCATGAAGTGTTCTGATGTTGCAACTGCAATCACTGCTATTACTAAGCCGTAACCTTCAACCTAACCAAAACCTAAGCTAGGCCCCACTAGGGGCTTGGCTTTTTAAACCATTCAAACAATGATAGTTGAATTCATTAAAGACCACCCTTCGGGGATTGGTAAAGGCGAGATTCGGGACTTGGAGGAAAGACACGCACAACGCCTTGTAAAAGATGGTTACTGCAAATCCGAGAAGGATTCGGAGCCAAAAAAAAAACTGGATAACGAAAGCGAGACATTGGGCGATAGCCCAAATGAATAACGGGAATGCCATTATTAACGACAGATGATTTCAGAACAGGCTTTCACGCCTTGCCACTCGACAAATACAATCAGCTTCAAAGCTACATTGATAAGTTCGAGCCGCTAATCCTTTGTCAATTATTTGGGTCAGAGCTCTACGATCTGTACGTGGCTGACCTGGTAGATGGTGTACCTCAAAGCCCACGATTTTTAGAAGTCTTCAATCCATTCTGCAAGACAGTCCAGATAAAGTACTGCTGTTGGAAGGGGATTTGGGAGTATGACTACGAGTCAAGATGGTGCGAGGAGCTACTTCAGTCCGAAGGTATTAAGGAAATGCTGAAGGGATTCATCTACTTCAACTACTTACCTCAATTGGGGAACCAACAAACCCCGGTGGGGCTTACCAGGAAGAAGGTGGCTGCGAGTGACATGCTGTCTGATAAGCAAGTCGGACGAGATGCAGAGCAGAAACTAAACCAAGCGATAATCAGCTATCAAGCTATTCAAAAGTTCATGTGCTATAACCATGATGTTTACCCTGAGTTTGATGGGCAGGCAAAGGGTTATAGCTATTCCTCAGTGATATGAGTAAGCCGATTAAAATAAATTTTTCTGTTGGCGGTACGCCTGTGGTAAACTATGACGGGACATCGGATTTCACTACAGACACGCAAGAGGTTTGCTTTAACCATGTGTGGAGCTTCCAAGTGGAAGATAACACTACTGGTGGTAATCCGAATTACACAATTGAGGTTTCGAATGATGGTTCGACATGGACTAGTTACTTCAACAATGCAGAGAACATTCCGCTCGATGAGTCATATGAGGATAATCGTTTAGCATTCCTTTACATGAGAATCGTGTATAACGCAACTGGTGTTTCATCCGGAACAGTAACATTTAATCTGGTTTTGAAGCGATGAGTGTTCGAAGGCCAGATAGAACAGGGCTTGATACCTCGCCATCAAGCAAAGTGATTAAGTATACCGCAACCAATTATACTGATTTAACCACAACAGTTGCACCTACTGCAAATGAAGGTGATATCGCTGTTGTGTATAACTCTCAGGGGGTTTGGCTGATCAACAGAAGACTCAAGGGTGTCTACATCTACCAATCTGGAGTCTGGGAGTACGGAAATCAGGAAATTCAGGATCGATTGTCAGCTAAAGTGGATTCAGTTTCTGGTCAATTCGTGGACAACTCAGACCCATTGAATCCAGTAGTTACTAATCCCTATTACAAGTCAGAGAAAAGTACCACATCACGACCCGGACAAACTACCGTGGGATTGATTAACCAACAAGCGAATACGTACGAAAACTACCAAACGCTAGCCGTTGATCCAGAAACAACCGACAACTATGTGATTAGTTCCGGGTTTGTGTGGTCCTACAATGATGGAGGGCAGGATTTCCTATACCGGCTAAGAGTAATGCAAGGAGCCGTGGTAGTGGATGAATTCTTTAATCCTGAGCTTGCAATGGAGCCACAAGACACTGGAGGGCCTGGAATTGTTCTTAACGTAATCTCTGGCGGCTCGGTGATTGGTAGTGCCAACACGAGTACTAATCAACGATACACTGAGTGCCCGCAATTCAACACCACATTGACAGGAGGCCAGTCTTACACGATTGAGCTGGATTGGACATCTAGTAGCGCAAACGATGAAGCTGCTATCTATCAGGCTGAATTAACCTGTGAGCAAATACCTAAAACACCATAATGAAGCTTTGGAGATACATACATTATGATGTTGCTACTCATGTAGTACTACTTCCTCATGAGTATAAGGAGCCAGAGGTTTGGTCCGAAACGTCTCCTGGACCTGATTATATCGAAATCACAGGTGATGAACTCGAACAAATACTGATTAGTGGTGAGAAAGGAAGATACCCTGATAGAGAAAAGGCGGGTAAGGACTTTGCTTACACGATGGATGCTAGGTTGATTATTCTTGGAAAAAAAATAACAGACCCTGAAGTAAGTGAAGATGTCCGTGCCAAGCTGGATGCTATGTTTAAGAATGTTCGATTTGAGGTTTCATTGGGGCGTTGGAGAAGTGCAGCGAGAGAAATCGACCAAGTGGTGGAAGACCCAAGCTTGCAGACGATAATCGACACCCATTCGCTAGACATTAATCAAGCTAATCTAATAATCGAAATCAAACTAACCATCGATGCGGCAATAGCTGCCTATTATGACTGACATTGTACAAATATTGACTGATTTTTTTGCTACATGGAGACGCAGTAGCGAAATTATTTCCATTACCGATAATGGGGATGGTACAGCAGATATTGAGGTATGCGACACACTATTTGTTGCACCATGCCAGTCTATTCGAATTGATGGTGTTAATTACGAGGTAACCAAAGTAGATGGAAAAGTGATTACCGTAATGTTTACGGTGTTGCCAACAGGTACAGAGTACCAAACACAGCTCATTCATTTCACTGCTGGAACGGTATACCGATTTAACCAAGAAGACACTCAAGATGATAATCTAAAGGAACCCCTAAAAGCGTGGCTCATGGAGCCTACTGTTGAAGAAGAGGAGCCAATTGATTCGATCTATGAATACACGGCTAAGATTCGACTGTTCTTCATAATGGAAACAAACCTAAAGGACTGGATTATCGAAGACATCTACACCAATATTTCAAAACCACTTATCAAGTTAGCCAGAGAATTTAAGTCTATCCGTGGCATTGATAGAAAGTTCGGAGTTGGCAAGATCGTGGACAAAGGAGATACAATTACACACCAAGATTTTCAGGTTTACATACTTGGTAAAGAAGACCTAAATGAAGGTGAACTAGATATGAATTATTCAGGAGTCGAAATCACCCCTCGACTTCCGGTATACGTGACATGTAACAAATGCAAAACCTAAAAACCAAATAATAACTAAAACCTAAAAAAATGTCAAAAGCATGCGCATGCGAGATTGGATTGAGGAGTACGGGCGCACCAAATTGCACACCGGTAGTTAAGGTAGCTAGAAAGGCTATTTATGTACCATACTTCGCAAACGATGGAAGCATTAACAAAATTGATTTATCTGTGGACCTGAACCAAGCGTTCTGGGATGCAGCATTAACCAACACAGACAACAGTAAAAGGTACTTCCCTTCTTTGTTGTTCGACAACGTAGAGGAACTACGTAACGACCCTATTTTTGAATCACTGAATTCCGGTGCAAACATCTTTGTTCAAGATGGAACCGCAACATTTGCGGGTTGGCACGTAGGGGCAGACCCTTCTATTTCTGGAAAGTATGATGGGTACAAGTGCATCGATCTGGGTGTTTTCATTGTTGACCTTGATGGTAACCTTATCGGAAACACTAGCGAGGATGGTTTTTTGAGACCTATTCGAGTAGCCAAAAACACTTTCTACCCGCTCTACATGAGAGCAACCGACACAACTATTGCAAAAGTTGCTGCTCGATGGGAATGGCACAGAACAGAGTGCGATGGAGATTTAGGTCTCGTTTCTGCTTCTGATATCGGAATTGACCTGCTCGATTATGATGGTCTAATTGAAGTCACTGCTGACAACGAGACAGCTACTTCTACCACTGAAGCCACATTTGACCTAGTAACCTGTTTCGGAAGTGCTAAAAACCCGATCAAAGCTCAAGGGGTAGTTATCGCAGACTTATCAGTTTTCAACCAAACTACGCAGTTGGCAGTTGTCCCTTCAACACTTGTTGAAAGCACTATTAATCCAGGAAGTTACACGTTGACTTTTCCAGCGCAGACATCTTCTGATGTGCTAGCTATTTCTGTGTTGAGTTCGACATACGTAACGAAAGAAGCATTCACTGTAACAATCCCATAAGATGAAGATATGTGACAACATGTCTGTTAGACCTGGGGATGCACCACACATGACCAAAGAGGAGTTTGTCGCTAAATACAGCGGCAAGCTCTCCGGAGGTTCTATTGAGGAAATCTACAAGGTTTATCAGAAGCAAATGAAAGCTAAAGATGACCCAAAGACTAAGGCAAGTTCTCGAAAATCTACTAAAAATCGATCCAAATCAAGTTCTGGATCAGATTCTAGCGAGGCCGGAGTTTAGGGACTTCATTTTAGACTTAGTAAGACAAAGGCAACTCTTTGAAAAAGGAGAGGATGGCTTGGGCAGGAAGCTGCGTTCTGAGTTCGCTATTGGGGGGAAGGTTTACGCCACGTTTACCGAAATCCTAAAAGAGGCAAAGAATCAGCCTACTGACCGGGTTACATTGAAAGACACAGGAGCGTTTTATCGATCGTTTCGGTTGAAAATAACTAGAACATTTTTCGAGATAGACGCGGACACCAGAAAGGCAGACGGTGATCTTGCCGACACCTGGGGCGAAGCAATTTTAGGGCTTCAAGACGAGAGTTTACAAATGCTAATAGACAGAATACGCAATGAGATGGCCCCGATTATTATCAAGGAAGCACTCGCAGCATAGAACCTACACAGGTATTGATAATCTACCCCAAATCATTTGGGACAAGATTCACAAGACTGCGGACTTAACCTTGTTAATAAAGGAAGGGAAACCATCAGATGAAGAGCTCCAAGATGTGTGGACTAAAATTTATGACGAGTTCATAAAAGAAATAGGTCTTTCATCCGAGTTTATCGCTTTGCTTAAGAAGAAGGAGAAGCTGCACTCACTCCGATGTAAGTACATCATAAGCAGAAAAAGGGTGTTCCTAACCCAGATTGAAATCTTGGAGGATTCAATTAAAAGAACTGAGGAACGAGAATTCGTTGACCGGTTTAGGGAGAACGTGGTGGAGATAGAAAGATTCATGAAGAGGGGGATAAATGCACAGGAGATCACTGTAGCACAATACCATAGTTACCTAAAGCGAATGAGCAATGGCTAATAGAGTAGAGAGAAAGGACTTATTCGGAGACAAGTTAATTCCAGCGGAAGAAATAAAGCAGGGGATAAAATTACTAGACCTGTTTGACGCGTCACTTGTCTCTATTGCTAAGAATTCAACAAAGGTAAAAGAAGGTTTTGATTTCAAATCCATTAGCGGGCTCAAGAAGGCAAATGATGAATTTGATAAAATCGAAGTAGCGTTTAAAGAGACAAACAAACTCGCCAAGGAAAAGATACGGCTCAATGAGCGTTTAAAACAATCCACCTCCGAACAAGCCAAATCAAATGCCGTATTAAGTGAGCGGCTTAGAGAGCAAAAAAAGGCAAATAAAGAACTTGCCCGGGAGCAGTTGGGCTTAATCAGTGAGTATCAGAAGCTGAGTAAAAGATTAATCTCGCTCAGGAATGAATACAAAAACCTCGCAGCTCAAAACAAAGAAAACACAAAAGAGGGTAGAGCTTTATTAAAGCAAGTGAAAGCCCTTGATTCTCGACTCAAAGGCATTGACAAAACAGTAGGCCAATCTCAAAGAAATGTTGGTAATTACTCAGGTGCTTTAAAGGGTTTAAGGTCTGAATTCAGGTCCCTTGGTTTGCGGGTGGTGGGCGCAGCAACATTAATTAGAGGATTTGGACGCGCCTTGAAAAGCGGCTTCTCCATAATCAAGAACTTTGACAAGGCAAACGCTGAACTTGCCGGGGTTTTAGATAAAAACAGGGGTCAGATACAAGCCCTAACAGATGACGCTAAAAGATTGGGATCAACAACTGCGGTAACTGCTACAGATGTTACAAAACTTCAAATAGCTTACTCCAGACTAGGGTTTACTCAGGCACAAATACTAAATCTAACTGAACCAACCATTAGCGGCTCTATTGCATTAAATGCAAGCCTTGAAGATACAGCCACTTTGGTAGGGGCAATGGTTAATTCGTTCGATGATTTTTCTGCACAAGATGCTCCCAAAATTTTAGACTCATTAAGTGCGTCAACACAAAAAACAGCACTTGACTTCGAAAAACTACAGGCCGCTTTACCAATTGTTTCAGGAGCGGCTAACACTGCCGGTATTTCATTTAACCGACTCCTTGCGTTGCTTGGTAAACTATCCGATTCCGGAATAGATGCTAGTTCTTCAGCAACAGCACTTCGAAACATCTTTATTGAGTCAGCCAAACAGGGCAAATCTTACGATGAGATATTAGAGGAGATAGTTAATTCACAGGATAAGTTAACAGCAGCTAACGATGAATTTGGGAAACGTGCGGCCGTATCTGCTACAGTGCTATCTAAAAACCTATCGGCCACTAAAGACCTAGAAGAGGCTCTTGACAACGCAGGTGGTACAGCTGAAAGAGTTGCTGAGACTCAACTAGACACATTAGATGGAAAGCTGAAGTTGTTAGATTCTGCTTGGGAAGGTTTTGTTCTAAGTTTAGAGAATGGTGAGGGAGTTTTCGCCCAGATATTAGGTGGTGCTATTGAGTTCGCCACCGAATTTTTAAACCTTCTGAGTGGTGGAAGAAAAACAGTCCAGGATGTAATCAGCGACCAAATAGAGTTTAATGCCCAGTTCAACAGAAGTATTGACATATTGAAAAACAGCAACATTCCTTTCGCTCAAAGAAAGGAAATAATGAACGACATTAATAAAGAGTATGGGGAGTATTTACCATCGTTATTAGATGAAAAGACAACACTTGAGGACTTAACAGCCATTCAAAAACAATTTAACCTTGAATCGAAAGAACGCCTTCGATTAGCAGTTAGGCAAACTGCTATTAACAACCTTCAGGAAGATCAGCAAAACAGAATAAAGACAATTACAGCTCTTCAAACTGGAAACCTAAGTAAGTTATCCCTTTCACAAAGAGTATTGTTCAATACGATCACGGAAGGCCAAAAACAAGAGATACTTAAAAGACTTCAAGATGGATACATTGAGTCAGAAGAGGCACTTGCTAAACTTCTTGAAACATCAGGAGAAGCCCCTAATCTAATTGATGCAGCAACAGCTAGTTTCAAAAACCTAGGAGAAGCCGCGAAGCAATCCGGAGAAGAAACCGAAGGCGCGAATAAAAAGACATTAAGAGGGCTTGAAAAATTACGAAACCAACTTTCTGAGTTAAAAAAGGATCGAGATCAAGCGGTGAGTTCTGAAAAAGACCTGAATTCAGCTAGGGTTAAAACTCTTTCAAATGAAATATTCCTCACTTCTCAGAAGATAAAATTACTAGAAGAAGAACTGAATATTCGTGATGAAATTGCTGCTTTAGAATTAGAAGAAGTGGAAATTCTTTCACCGGAATTAATTGATACTGAAAGAGCAGAGGAGCAAGGCTCAACCCTGATAAGTGCCCTTCTTAGGGTTAGCGATGAACAAGAGAAGGCGCACCAAAAGGAAAGAGAAAGAATAAAAAAGGAGCAGGAAGAGTGGTTGAAAAATCTTGCAGAGAGAGAAGATGCTTTTAAGGAGTTGGCTAGGGGCATATTGAGTCAACTAGAAACAATTCAAGAAGCCTCTATTGATCTGAAAATAGGTGAAATTGACGAGGAGTCAGAAAGAAGACAACAGCGATTAGCAACATTCCAGGAGCAAGCAGCAAAAGGACAACTAGACGCAAAGGAATCTTTAGCTGAGGAAGAAAAGAAAATATCCGACCTAGAGGACAAAAGAGCAACCCAAGAAAAAAGAAAACTAATATTCGAAGCATCGATTGCAGCTCTCACGAGTCTTGTTGAGCGACTTAAGCTAGGTCAGCCTCAACCAGTGGCTGCGGCAGGAGCTAGTTCAGACGTGCTACAAGTAATAACCGCAGTTAGTGCGCTTCCATTACCCGGAACACCTGCGTTTTACGAAGGAACAGAGAACACAGGGCCACAAGGGAGAGGTATAGATGGAAAAGGCGGCTTTAATGCTATCCTTCACCCTTACGAAAGAGTTGTTCCTGCTAAGGACAATTCACTTATTCCGGATAGCATGGATAACGAAACACTAGCAAGAGTTGCAAACCTGTACAACAAAGGGTTGTTGCTACCTATGAACGCGTTCCCTGGGTTAAGGGCTGCAAGCGGGGGACAAGCAATTATCCCGGATAGTAGTATGCAGCAACTCGCTACGCTTATTACTGGAAACTTTGACAGCAAGACACCGGTAAGTCCAAAGACATTCCGCAAAGTAATGTTTGGAACTACTGACGCAATGGTGGAAGCACTAAGAAAAAACACCGAAGCGATTAAGGCTAAAAAAACTAATTGGTAATGGCAAGTTCTCTGAAATTCAAAATAGACAACCAATTTGTTAACGCTCCTGTTGGATGGGAAGGGTTGGCCATTAATGCAACCTTTGACGGTAACAACCCCCAAGCAATTGAGATAAACACAGACGCTTTTGAGTTTGCCAATGAAGAGGCACAAACTTTAATCAATTGGATTGCGGGAGGGCAAGACGGTTCAACCACTGGGATATTTGAGGGGCCAAAATTCTCCATAATACAGGAAGACGAGAACAACTCATTAAATGTATTTGATGGGGCTGTTGATCTTAGAGATGAGTTTAGAATAGAAAGCCCTGTCAGTGCTTTTGCAAAAGTGTTTAAGGGTTCTGGGCTTACGGAACTAGATGAACGCGCTAAGGCAATTAGTTATCAGTTACTTTATTCAGAAGGATTAATAACGGATTCTGATTTCTTGTCTGTTCCGTATTTAACCGAACCTAACAGAAGTCTGTTAGAAACGGCATTATTGAATCTTGCAAACTTCATTATGATTGAAAAGTTAGCCTCTGAGATTCGCGCTTTAAGTACGGACACCACCAACGTAACAGCAAATGCAGCTTCAAGTGCAACGGCTGCTCCTGCTGCTGCTGCGCAGGGAGTCGCGCTAACCATCATTAGGCTTATTTATTGGGGGCTGCTATTTACCTACATTATTATCATAGCCAACAACCTGCGGAAGACCTTGATTAGCCCAGTCAAATATCACAAGGCTATCAAAGTGAAAACTCTTTTAGAAAGAGGGTTTCAAAAACTTGGATACCAATACAACACCTCAATACAGGAATTGAACGACTTGGTTTACTTCCCTTCGAAAAACAGTGTTGATTTAAATGGGCTTGTTGATCAAATACTTTCGGATTTCATCATTAATCAACCCGGATTAGGAATACCCAGTGCCGGAGACTTTGGGTATACCGTTTCGGAAATGGTGGAGTTGATTAATACCTGCTGTTATGCAAAGGTTGCTGTAATCGATGGAAGAATAGAACACCACGCGCTCATTAGCAATTTCTGGACGATAAATTCAACGTTCAGTGTTCCAGATGTGCTAAACGAAGAGATCAGATACAATGCTGACGAACACAACGCTCGAACATTAATCACCTTCGCTCAAGATGAATCAGACATCTATACTAGGCAGAACTACAAAGGAACTGCCTTTGAGGTTATAGAATCGGCAATTACGGTAGATAATCCACAGTTTCAAACTTTAAAAGGTTTAGATTCTGTAAGAATACCTGTCGGACTAGCTAATCGAAAGAACGAATTAAACAACACAGAGAAGTTTTTAGCTACTCTACTTGGAGCTATAGATGAACTAGTTGAATTTATAGGCTTCAGTTCAGACCAAGCAAGCGAAGTAACCAGAAGGGTTGGGATGTTATTGTTCGAAAAGGAAATGATATCTACCCCTAGGTTAATGCGCCTAAATAATTCGAACAAACTAGATGCTAACCACAGGGATAAGTGGAGCGCAAGATACCTATATGAAAACTTCCATGTTGAGAAGAGCTTTGTGGGTAACAACTACGCAGGTCAGTACCGAGTATTCCAAGACATCAAAATACCATTTGGATTTTCAGACCTCCTTAAAGTCTTGAATAACTCATACTTCACCACGAACCAAGGTGCCCAAGGCAAAATATTATCCCTACAGTATCAAATGGATAAAGACTTTGCTATTGCCACCTATCGGGTGCAAGAAATATTTACCAGAAACCTAAAACAAACACTAATAGAGCCATGATGAATTTCGATGACGCAGCAAAAAACTTAAGACCTTTCATGAACTCCATTAAAAATGGTTTGCAGAAAGAGCTAGAAAACTCTAATAATCAGATTAGTAACAGTTCTTTATCCGAGGAGCAAAAAGCAGCTTTCCATTCACTTAAGGATCAGGCAATGAAAGCAGTTGGTGACCCGGAAAAACTGGGGTGTTTGTTAGTGGAGGTTCAAAACATGATTTCAAAAGTAACACCTAGCAATCCAGAGTAATTATGGCTTCAATAGTAACCAAAAGAGAATTCAGGTCACAGATTGTAAACGGTGAGAACTGGACAGATAACCCACTAGATTTCACATTTAACCTTGTTGGAACAATTGGAGCAAGGATACAGGCTACCCATGAAGTAGATATTTCTTGGGAGTCTACCGCAAATGCCTTTAATGCTTTTGATATTGATGGTACTGTAGTAACACAGAGTACAGGGAGTTTTGTTAATGACGGTTTTTACATTGGTGATGTGGTAGACTTTATCCAGTTTCCCGCTGTTGGTGCGCCGGTTACCATTTTTTCTGGATACACAATAACCAATGTTACTGACCTTGAAATGAGATTCGATGGTGATCCACCATTAGCCCCGCAGAATTACACAGGGGCGGCTATGTATGGTAAGACTCCACAGACTGGGTTTCAGTGGAACTTCGGATTAATTCCAAATGATGCCACAGCCTCCTATAATTCTCTACTTGATGGGGCATTACAACAATGGTACGCTGACGGGGTAGGAACCGGCCCGTTTGGAGGAAGAGATACAACGCCTGTAGCGATGCAATGGAATGGATTAGAAGAGTCTAATTTAACCGGATCGTGCAAGGTAAACTTTGTGGGTGAGTTTGGGGACTTTCTTGAGATTCAAAGATTTAGAGTTGTTCATGATTTTATTATACCATTTTACCAAGATGGTGACGTTATTGATCCCAACCAATTAACGCCTCCCGCTTTGTTTGCTGGTGCTAGTACGCTGAAATACACGTTGAAAGCTGATTCAATGAGAGCCCTAAGCAATCCCAATACGATTAAGAGTGCCGTTGACTCGGAAAACCTCGGATCGGTAGGATGGTTTAATGAGAGGTACAACGGCCAAAACAATAACTACTTTAGAACAACACTCACCTACACCGATACAGTAACTGCGCAAGCAATTTCCGGGATAAATGCCAAGAGCACAACAGCCGTTTCTTTTAGAATTGTTAATGGTGATTCTCCGTTCTCGGCCACTACAAAAGCCGTTCTATGTGTTGGTAAGCTCCCTGATCCTGACGAGTACCAGAACCTAACAACAACTTTTGAAGAGAATTTTGTTTTTGACAGCAAACTGGTTAGCCAAGGACAGCCACCGGTTAGCTCAACAATAATTAACAATTTAGAGCTACTACAAATCAGCCCTTTGGAGATTCAAGTGGACTGTGAGATAACTTATTCGGCAGCCCAACAAGCACTACTTGGAGATGACAAAGAATTTGCACTTTGGCTGATAATTCAAAACGATGCGCTGGATAACGAGTCAGCAGATAGAGTGCCCTTATTAATAGATTCGGACAACTTTCTGTTTGACAACGACATTCCTGATCTTTTCTTTCCTAACGAACCAGACTTCAAAATTATTCCTCATGACCAAACAGAGGCCAATCCTGGATACACTGATTACAAGGGGTGGGTTGAAGACGGTTTGTTGTTAAAGTGCCCATTCTTCCTTAATACTGATCTCACTGCGATACTCGAGGAGCTTAATGTTACTGTATCTGCCTTCAATTCTTCTACTCAGGAATCGTTCGACATTCAAACCATCCCTATCAATCTATCGAGTGGGGTTACTGTTTCCGGTGTTCAACAGTTTGCAATCGATGAAACGAGAGGATATAAACTTGCAGATGGAGATATTTTTAACAAACTATTTCTTGAAAACACGGGGGCAACTACATACAATAATGGAATGACCGTTTTCAATGTTGAGGGGTATGATCTTACTGTAGGAATTAAACTTAACTTCGAAGACCACATTCCACTACCTGAAGCAGATACAATATTTTTCGACTCAAACGAACCTCTTGATAATCTCAACAAGAAAACTAGTAATTACTCCGGTTTAAACGGTTACCAAATACAGTTTCACGTAAATGCAGTTGTTTCAGATGGAAGTGTATTGACGAATTACAGAATTCAGTCAGGCAATTGCGACATTAGGGATTATGATCAACCGGTAGGGGATTGGACTTGTGAAATTGAAACCTTTGATCAGTCAAGTAACAATTTAGATGGAGGGTTGAGCGACACCGAAAACACCCTTGTAAAAGCAACCTACACTTTAGCAAGTGGTTCTTTACCTCCAAACTTATGGGGAATAATAAGAGCTTACCCAACCTCTGGAACAATTGCAGACATCACCGAATTATCATCACTTAACGCGCCACCACCAAATAACTTGTTGGTCCCGGTTCCAGGTGAAAGTTTGGCTAAAGTCAGCACATCAGGAAATCAGGTTTTCGTAGAAGCTGAAACAGATGTCAATCAACTAGACCCAGACACTCAGTATTGTGAGTCAACCCGTTTAGGAGCTTCTCTAACCGCTGTCAATTTCACCATTACTGGAACGCCATCATTTACCGGTGGTTCCGGTGGAACTTGGGAAACAACTCTTGAGATCAAAGAAGATGGATTACCTGTATCTCCTGGAATTACATTTACAATTGCAGTGTCTGACTCCGGTGGCCCTGCCGGATTGATTACCTACCTGACTGGTGATGAAATTGGGGTTGATGCTCCACAGCAGGCTTTAGGCATTGGCCCGGATTTAATACCCCACATGACGGGAACATTGATCGATGGTGGAAATTTAACCCTAAACAAAAAAGACTACGCTATTGATACATGTAGAATTGACGATGCTTTAAATGATACCGCTGAACCTTTGACATTCAACCTAAGTGTGACGGATGGGTTCAACATGTCCAATCTGTATTCTCCTGTTTTTGCTGTAGTTCAAGAGCAATCAGAATTTAATAGTCCATTCAGCATTCATTATTTAGAGGACGAAATTTTCGTTTTTGTAGATAGGGATAACAACAAGATTCGTCTTATAGACCACGTAACAGGTAAGACAAAAACAATTGATTCTCAAGCCTCTCCTTATGACGTGGCAATTGATACTTCGGATATTTCGAATGGGTTGCCGGTTATATACATGCAACCATGGTCGAGTACAGCGGCCGCATTGTCTTTGTATGAGTACCGGTATGACGGCAAGGATTTTATTAAAACAAACATTCACAATTACACCATTCCTGCTGGAAGACAAATACTCGTTGATCCGGTAAACAAGAAAAATGGAAAGAGTTTTATTTGGGTAGGAACATGGAGAGGAACCGGAATAGGAAGAGATGACGAAAGACTGATTCTTTTGTCATGGAATGGGGCGAGTTATGACGAAACAGACTTCAAACCATTAGTAACAAACATTGTTAATGCGGAAGGATTGGGTGGTAACTCAAATATGGAAATCCGTGACATGAAGTTTGTTAATGGTGATATATATCTGGCGTGGCAATTTGGAAACCTTATAGACAATGGCATTATAAGACTTCAATTTACTGGCGCAGACTATGAAGACCCAAACGATTGGACGCACACAGTAATGAGTGGTCTTGCTCCGGGCAATGCAGATGGGAATGGAGCCGCTATTATGACATGGGTAATATTTGGACTTGACATTGTCGGGTTCGATGGGTTTTTAGGGAAATCTACCGGAGTAGAGCCAATGTTAGGAATTGTTGATGGTTTAGGACAAGGCTCATTCAACATTGCTAACTACAGGCAATTCACCTATAATGCTGGCCTAGATAATTTCGACTCTGTTAAACTGATAGCGGGCACCACTATTGGGGATCAAGACGGCATAGGTCCAGCAGCAGAGTGGAGGGCAGTTAGGCACATTGCGTCCAGACCAGGACTAACAACAGCAGTTATTGTTGATTCAAACAATGATTGTGTTTACAAATTAGATTTATCAACCAATTCCAGTACCAAAATAGCTGGATTTAATGCGGGAGGCGATCAGGATGCGATCGGGTATTAATGAAAATTAAAGATAAGAAAGCACTCGAAAGTGGAGATCAGTTCACACACCTAGATGAAGGAGTGCAAGTTTTTTGCGAAACACAGAAGGGATATTTAAAGACCTTGGCCAACATGAAATTACACGGTTCTAACTATACAAACTATAGCGGTGAAGACACTTATTCAAGTTGTGATTCATTTGATATTCTTTCGTTATTAAACGAAGATGGAGTAGAGGGTGAGAATGGGAAAGTTTATGAAGACCTCGGATTAATTGTCACAGAGGAATCTACCGTGGAGGACGTTTTAAATCAGCTCGAACCAAATAAAGTTCTGGTAAAATAACATTATACAGAATAATGTTTGGCAAATTCGTATATTTGTAGTATAATCTTCTGAGGGATGATCAGTTACCAAATATCCAACACCCGTCCAATGCCTTTGGCAATAATGTCATGCAGGGTGTGTTCGGACGTTTTGCGATTTCCAAAAGAAGTTTTGCAGATCACTTCAACAAGTTGTGGGGAGTGTTGTTATGACGAAAAGGTTTTAGCTCTTCCGGGGGGTGAGGCATACCAAAATGATTTTTCCAGCTTCATTGCTCGTAAGTTGATTGGTGTTGACACTATTCAGTTTAGGTTGTTGAAGGATGGCTTCGAAGTAGCTGTTCTCAATGATGACACTTACGGGGAGTATTTTGCTTCTTTTACAGAACAACCCTTGTACTCCGGTTTTGTTGTGAGTTGGGAAAAGGTACTAAACCTGTTGGGTCCGGGATGCTATAGCGTCCAGACAGTGACAAATATTCTCACTGTAGAAAAAACTGAAACTTCACACAATTACAGATTATACCCATTTTCTGATGCCATTGCTGACGGAACTGTTAGAATTGAGACTTACATGAATGGGTGCGTTGAATCTTCTGATTTCGATTTTACTGGTTTGAATTGGTATCAATCGAGTCGCATCGAAGGATTCTTCGGGTTGGTTGAACCGGAATTTGAAACGGATAATTACCAAGACAGCACAAGACGAAAGAGACAAATTCAGGATTCTATTAACAGAACCTACACGCTTGAAACTAACGACTTACCAAGCATCATTTCAAACCGATTGGTTTACGAGTCTTTGCTTTCAAACGAAATACTAGTAACCGATTACAACCAATTAAACTTTGAGAGGTACGTACAGGTGCCGGTTTATCCATCAGAGATAAGCAAATCAAACAAGGTTGAACAGAAAGAGTTATTGGAAATCAAGTTCACTGATAAGGTGCCTAACATTCTCAAAAGAAATTTTAAATGAAACTACACGACTATTTAATAGGAGCGGTTAATGTCGGAGCATGGGGTATAACTCTATCCGACTTTGAGTTACCACTAAGGCTAATATCGCTAACCGTTGCTGCGATATACACAGCATACAAAGGTATTGCAATGTATCAAGACCGGAGGGAAAGGAAAGAGAGTAGAGACAATGATAATAAATCTAATACTATACATATTAGCTAGTGTGTTGGCACCATTCGTCAATCTATTAGGATTGATTGTTGGTACTATTATTATAGCTAGTTCAAAGAAATTCAAAGGACGAAGGAAAGATGAGTTTTCGAAGTACTATCACGGGCAGGCATTATCCAAAGATCAGCACGCTAATGTTGCGAACAAGTATTTTTTCGGTCTAATTTTAACCAAAACGAGGCACGCTACCAACGAAGAGGTTGTTGGAGAAGACCAAGTAATCATTGATCCAACTCCATTTGGAGACCCGGATCAAACCATAAGCTATGTATTAGGTAAGAATAAGCAACTAGGAACACTAAATCTTCATGGAAAGTTCTGGTGCTTTTTATTGAACCTAATCGACAAGGGGCATGTGGAGAAAGCAGTAATTAATGAGGAGGAAAGATGATGGGAGATATAGAAAAAATGGCTGTAGAAGCTGCGGAGGAAGCGATTTCTGTCAAGAAGGTTGCTGTAGTGGTCGGACACACTAGGAATAATCCAGGAGCAAGCTCTGAAGTCGTTGGTTCAGAGTTCTTCTATAACTCAAAAGTTGGCGAATACCTAGAAGATATTGTTGATGTGTACCACTATGATACATATAAGGGTGGTTATACCAACATGGTGAAAAGAAACGCCAAAAAACTAAACAAACATGATTACTCGCTAGTGTTAGAATTGCATTTTAATTCGGCCGGAGAAGATGCAGAAGGGTGCGAAGCTCTCTATTATCGTGCAAATAAAAAAGGTAAGGAATTAGCCGAACTATATTGTGAAATAATGTGCAACACTTTTGGATCGAAAAACAGAGGTGCCAAGGCAAGAACATTGGAGGATCGGGGAGGGGCTGCGTTGTACTACCCAAAATCCACGACACTTATTCTGGAGCCATTCTTTGGATCAAACAAGGAGGATTCAAACCGATATAAAGACGCTGAGAAGTATGCCATTGCTTTGAGATGGTTCATTAAACAAGCTGTATAATGGGGAAAGAGAAGAAAGAAAAGAAGCCGTTCAAGGAAACCGGATTCGGCAAATTCCTGAAGAAGGCCGGGGCCGTTGTTAAGGATAAAGGTCTAGATGTTGCTGAACTAGCAATTAAAGCTGTACAAGGCGATCTCAAGGGAGCCATAGGGGAAGTAAAAGAGATTCTTGGAAAGGAAGGTACTCCTGAAGCAAATGCGTTGCTCACGGAGCTTGATTTGAAGCACAAGGAAATGATTCTTGAGTTTGAAAAGGACATTTATAGTCTGGAAGTTCAAGACCGAGACAGCGCAAGAAAACGAGAGGCTGAAATTGCGAAGGCCGGAGGCCAGGATTTGCTAATGGATATTACCGGATACGCGATTCTAGTTGCTTTCATTGGTACCTTATCTTATGGTTTTTTTGCTTCAAGCGTAGATAAAGAAATTTACTTCCACATTGTTGGTCTTGTTGAAGGCTTGCTAATGTCTCTAGTGGCATACTTCTTCGGAATGAACAAGATCATGCGTGGGAAGTTAGAGCAGTAACCAAAACCAGGTCTATGGGAAAGAAGACCAAAGTAAACATACCGGATGACATTTGTCGTCAATTAGGAATTAAAACCAACAACTGTGGTGAGTACCGAGTTGATAAGGAAACCTTGAATAAGGTCAGGATTCTAAAATTCCAAAAAACACACCAAGGAGATCACGATGCTTTAATTACGGAGTGCGAAAGGCTTGGTATTCCAGTTGAAAGTGTTTCTCATTACTGGTATAAGGGAAAGCATTTCTCTATAAACGTTAAGAATAAGAAAGAATCAATGCTGGACCTACAAAAGGTGTTGATTGATGAACTTTCTAACTATTCCCCTAAATATCCAAAAGTAAAACGTAGTCGGTCTAAAGACCCGCATTTGTTGGTAGTCGATCCGGCAGATGTTCACATAGGAAAGTTGTGTACTTCCTTTGAGTCAGGGCAGGACTACAACAACCAGATTGCAGTTAAGAGAGTGAAAGAAGGTGTTCAAGGGATACTTGATAAATCACATGGGTTTGATATTGACCGGATTATGTTTGTGGGAGGGAATGATATTTTACACATCGATACTCCACAAAGGAAAACTACTTCTGGAACACCACAAGACACTGATGGTATGTGGTACAATAACTTTCTTCTAGCTAAGAAGCTCTACGTAGACATTCTCGAACAGTTAATGACTGTAGCAGATGTTCATTTTGTGTTCAACCCAAGTAATCACGACTATACAAATGGGTTCTTTTTGGCAGATGTAGTTAAAACACATTTCCAATACTGTTCAAACATAACCTTTGATTGTTCTATTGCTCACAGAAAGTACTTCTCTTACGGTAATAACCTGATAGGTTCTACTCATGGAGATGGAGCAAAGACCAATGATTTGCCGCTGCTTATGGCTAATGAATCTAAAGACTGGACTAGGTGTAAACATCGCTACATGTATACCCATCACGTGCACCACAAAACATCAAAGGATTTTCCAGGGGTAACGGTGGAGAGTTTGAGAAGTCCGTCCGGAACTGACTCTTGGCACCACAGAAACGGATATCAACATGCTCCGAAAGCTGTAGAAGGATTCATTCACCACCCCGAACATGGGCAGGTAGCGAGATTAACCCATATCTTCTAAGGGCTTAATTATCTCCCAATGCGCCTTATCTCTAACCTCTTCTGGATAACGATCTTTATAGTAGTTGTCTATATCGTCTCTTTCATGGGCCATTAATTCCCGGATAAGGTCCACTTCAAGGAACAAACTCTTAGCAATATTGGCAAAGGTGTGCCTCGACAACTTCCAGCCTAAGTTGCCAATGCCGCGAGGGGACAACCTTATACCTAGCTTCTTCTGAACATTGATAAGCTCATCGTAGTGGTTTCTCTTAAATGTATTGTACCCTGTAAAGTCTTTTCTGCCTTTTAACAGGTATTCATCATTCTCAGGTGCCTTTAGACGCTCTATAATGTCTTTAGCGCAATCAAATACCCGCATATCGAATTCATATCCATCCTCATGCCTCTTGTGTCTAGTAAAGAACACCCTATCATTAAAATAGTCTGTCTTCTTCAGGTAGTAAACATCTTTCAAATCTTGCCCACCTAAGTAAAAACTAAGCATCCAAATATCCCGAGCTCTGGATTGAGTTCCACTTAGTTCTGCATCCCTGAACAATTGAAGCGATTTTCTATCAAGGTATTTCGGACGCTTGGCATA